CCTCTGCGGACACGTTGATCGCGTCTTTGATCTGCTGGCTGACAGCAGGACCGATGTTTTCCAAACCGGTGAACGAAGGAGAGCCAAGCTCTGCGCCAAACTCTAAACCTTGAGCAAGACCTTCGGACAGATCGGTGGCGAGTTTCGCGCCGGCGGCCTGAGCCTTCGCGCTGTACTCGTTGCCGGTTAGTTCATCAATCCAGCCACCTAGGAGGGGACCGAAAACAAGTTTGTTAGGTGAACCCTCACCAGTGAAAGCGGCAGTGAAATCGTCTGCGGAAGGCAGCTTCGCCTTCAGGCCGGACAAGATTCGGTCAATCGTTTCGACCATCACCACCGCAGGCCGCAGCGCCGTAGCGATCCCCTCGAAAGCGTTAGCCAACTGAGGCAGAGTGACATTCACCAGCCGGTCAACAGACTCCACGAAACCGCTCATCGACTTACCGAAGTCGACGTTGGACAGGTTCTCCCAACCGCTCTGGAAGAACGTGGTAGCAAGCCCACCCAACCTGGAAAGGGTGTCACCCAAAATAGTCATCGCGGTGTCCAACTGAGACACCCCGGTCACAGCGTCCTTCGTGGTGATCTTGTCAACCCACTTCAAGAACGACGCCCCGGTGCGGTTAAACGCATCCGCGAGGCCGGGGAACTTGTTCGACAACTCCGAAACCAAATTCAGAATGCCGGTAGTGAAATCCTTGATACCTGGGGTGGCCTGACTAAACGCCTTCCCGATGTTGGAGATGATGTTACCGACTTGATCCGAACCGCCAGTCAAAGCCTCGGTGAAGCCAGAAAACATGTCCGACAGACCCTGAGCGACCCCACCGAAGGACTCCTTCAGTGAATCGGCCAGCTTCGCTATGTTGACAAACGCAGGGGTGAGGCTGTTCTCGAACACATCAGACACGGTCTGCTTCAAACCTTGAAGGGCGGCACCAAGCTCGCCGCCGCCCTTTTTGTCCCCGTTGGAGTCTCCGTAAAGACCGGCTTTCTCCGCAGCCTTCTTAATGCCGTCCATGCCTAAAGCGACCGTGCCTGCGGTGACCGCCAGGGTAGCCAGCGCGGCGGGCAAAGTCACCAACGCGCCGGACACCAACGCCAACGCCGGGGCAATCAAACCCAAAACAGCGACAGCGATCATGCCGTTCTCGCCAAGCCGCAGGAATCCTTTGCCCGCACTGATCGCAGCCGAACCGATGTTGTACAGCCCGTTAGCGACGCTGGTGCCTAAGCCGGCGCCCAGCCGGCCGATACCACCGACGATTGCTTCCAAAGAACGGCCAATCCGGTTCCGATCAACATTGACCTCGACTGGTACCTGGATCTTGCTCAAACTCGCCAGCGTTTGAAGCTTCGCTAACTCTGCGGCCATCTCAGCCTGAAGCTTCGCCCCGCCGCCAAGATTGGGGTCAATCTCCACCGACAGTGCCTTCATCCGCGCTAACTCAAGCCGGATGTCATCCTCCCAGCCGCGAACCAACTCGGGTTCAACCGGGACGTTACGGACCTTCCGCTCTAGACCCTCGGCAGCAGCCTCAAACAACGCGATGTCTTTGCCGGTAGCGCGAATGGCGTCAAGATTCTTCTGAAGATCAGCAAGGGCGCGTTCAGCGAAAGACTTATCGACATCGACATCGACTTCAGCCTTGCGGGGCTTATCGACTGCTTTGTCAATGTCGCGGCTCAACGGCTTGGTGTTGGCACCGATGCTGACCTTGTGCCGCTTCTTCTCCTCGGCCTTAAGCTTCCGCTTAAGGTCTTCGTGGAAGTCTTCTAGGTTCGGGACAACCCGAATACTGATCTTCCCGACTTCGTTGCCACTAGCAACCATCAGCCATCAGCCTTACTCCTCCTGGCAGCAGCAATTTTCTGCGCCGCGATAAATGCAAACGACCCCGGCCCCTTGTTCTTCCGGCGCACCGACTTATCAGGAATCGGGAACGGCTCAGGCGCTTTGGGCTTGTTCTTGGAATGCGCCGCAACGTAAGTCCACTGCAACGCCCTGATGGCGTTCACCGTGGCTACGTCGATGTAGCGGCCGGCGTCCCACCCGCGGAACTGCTGCCCACCACGGCGCTCAGAGTTAAACCGCGACTCCATCGGCAGGCCGCGAATCAGCGAAAGGAGATACAGGGGTGTCAGGCGCCCGTCGTCGCGGAACAAATCCCGCAGATCCACCCCGTAATACTCTCGGAGGTCGCCGGCCAGGAACTCACCGTACTCATCTATGAGTTCGGTGAGTCCTCTGAGTTTCCCGACTGAGTCGCCTCCATCCAGACGTTGAACAGCCGCAGCGTCAACGCAAGGTCGTCCTCAATGCGCTCAACCAAAACGTGGGCCAGTTTCTCTTTGTCGGCCACCAACGGAATGATCTTCAACGCGATCTGCGCCGACTTCTCAGTCACCGCCAACGTGCCTTCGTCGGACTCTTGGGCCGCGGACAAGTCGTCCAGCAGACCGTAGACTTCGTCCCTGCGGTTCTTCGGGACGCGCAGAAGGTTACGGAGGGTGAGCTTTTCGCCGTCGACCTCAATCTGGAACGGGGCGAACTCCTTTTCGATCTCTTCGCGCATTGCGTCGAGGGTGAAGACGTTGTTCTTGGACATTGGCGGGCCTTTCTAAAGTTTGGGGTGGCGGGCCTGGGTGGAACAGTTTGGAGGAGGGAGGGGAGCGGCCCGCCAAGGACTCCCCTCCCCCCGGTCACACAAAGCGGATCAGGGAGTGAACAAATCCTGGTTGATCCACTCAAACACGTTGCTGGAGCCGTACTTCAGGAATGTTGCACGGATCGGCAGCGAGGCGAACTCGTCGGTCGCCAGCGAGATCGAATCATCACGCTTGATCGACGCCTTCGGGCTGTAGAAACCGATCTTGGTTTCGCCGTCCACGATGATGATGAACAACGCCTTCTCGACCGGGGCGGGGGTGCCGCCCTTGACGCCGAACACACCGGCTTGCTTCGAGGCGTCCTGGCCGTAGTACAACTCGAAGGACTGCATGTCGAACTGCTGCAAGAAGATCGTCAGGTAGTCCGAAATCGGCTCTGTGACAACCTCACGCAGGTTCTCGTTCTGCCAGGTTCCACGAACCTCGGTGTCGCCACCGTCAAAACCGAACTCGGGCAGGTCATCTCGGGCTGTGTGGCCCACGGTTGACCACCCGTTCGGGGCGGTCGCGACAGTCGAGTCGACGGTGACGGTGACCGGCTCAAGCTTCGAGTTCACGGTGACCTCGACGTTCTCGCCGGCCAGCTTCCCGACGAACGCGACGGTGAAACCGTCAGCGGTGAAACCGCCACCGCTGACCTTGACGTTGCCGGCGCCGACGCCTTCGATGTTCTCCAGCGCGGTCTGAACCTCCGCTGCACCGCAGTCGAACGGCAGATCCAGGGTGGTGCCCGAAGGTGCGTCGGAAGCAACCGGTTCATCAGCCGCAACAGCCTTAGAGGTCTTGCTGCTCTTGGCTGCCTTCGCGTCCGGTGTGGCCGCAGGCGGCTCAACACCAGTCGCCTCAAGGGTGCTGGCACCCTCGGCGGGAACCTTAGCCGGGATGGTTTCCACGGCTTGCTTCGGCGCAACAGTGCCCTCACCAACGGTGAGGGCGAACGTACCGCCGGTCGGTACCGCAGACGCAGCGAGCTTGCTCGAAGACGACCCGAAAGCCTCGGGGTCGATCTCAGCAAGCTGCGCCGGCGAAGGCCGGGGGGTGCCCGGTGCGGCGACGTACACGTAGCCGACTGCCGCTGTTACGACAGCCGAATCATTCTGTGACATAAGAGTTTATTCTCCTGGTTTGTTGTTAGGGGGGCGAACCCCGAATTGGATCAGACCCTGCACCCGGTAGGAATCTTGGAACAGCGAGGAAAATTGGGTTGCGCCCATCGTTTCCTTGATGGAATGCAAATAGCCTGCATCCGTTAGGGTTTGCCGGTGTACGGCTTCGTACAGTGCCTCCAGGGCTTTTTCGTAAAGCTCCTCAGTCTCAGGGAGCGATTCGATACCGAACGCGGTCATCTCGACCACGGGCAGACTTAGATCGGTGTACCGGATTTCGTGGCGTGCGCCGCCGATCCTTCTGATGTTGATCATCGGGAACCACCGGTAGTCGATGTCTTCGACCCAACTTCCAACCTTGACGTTTGTGGGTAGGGCGTTGCGTAGGAGTGGTAGGAGGACGGCTTGCACGCGGGGCATCTGCGACATCCGTTACCTCTTCTTCTTGCGCTTTTTGTTTCTGTTTTTACGTTTCTTCCACTGCTGCTTACGGGCCTTCTTGCTCTTAGCGTTCTGCCCTCTGCGTGTCGGTGCGGAAACGACGTTCTGTGCGGGGAAGCCGGCCGCCCTGTTGAGGATGTACAGACCGGACGGCGATTTCGTGATCGACCCATACTTGACAGGGTCGAAGTAACCAGACGGGTAGTGCCCGTACTCCAACGCCATCGGGTTCACGGCGTACATCGACACCAGATAGTCAGCGGTACGGTCGGGAGCTTTCTCTAACCGGATTTCGGTTTCGTTTGCCCTCGCCGGGTCGATCCTGGTGTGGGTGGTCGATGCTCTGACAGCAGCGAGGTTGGTTTCGGCTTTGGCTTCGACTTTCCTGGCTTCGTCTTTGACTTCGTCTTTGATGCCGTCGATGTTCTTCACTAGGAACTTCGGCAGCCCAGCCGGCCCGCGGCGCCCGTAGTACAGCTCGACCATTTAGAACCGTCGCAGCATGTACGTCACATGAGCAGTCGCCGGCGACGAACAATAAATCGTTGCGTCCCCATGCACCACGAACCGCTTCCCACGCCAATCAACCTGCGCCTGGGCACCCATATGGCACACATACCGGCGAGGCAACCGAAGGCTGTAAAACTTCTCAGTCTCAAAACCTTCGTTGTCTTGCTCCGCACGGCGAGCCGACGTACCCGAAGCACCAATCGGCTGGATGCGGGCCACCGCAGGAACCCCAGTCTTCGACGCCCTAGTCTGGGTGTTCCCATCCGCGTCGATCACGACTTCTTCGGGGTACACCACGATGTTCTCGTTGTACTTATCCAACAAGCTCACCGGGTCACCACCGCTGCCTGATCCAGTCGATCACTTTGTAGTGGTTGCGGAAATCTTCTGCGTTGCGCCGGAAGAACGGGTCGTACATTGTTTGGCCGACCACCGGGCGGGGAGTGAGGTAGAACATGCCGCCGCCGGAACCGACACCCAGGATCGCCCACTCATCATCGGTGATGCCAAGGGCGCCTGAAGCGAACGCTTCGGACAGTTTGTAGGTGTAATCGCCGTCAGTCTCGGAGATGTACCCTTCGGGGTTGCGGGCCAGCCGCAACACACTGTCGCTCTCGACTTGCACAACGTCGTCGACGTTGATTGTGCCGGCGGTGATTTGGGCGTCTAGGTCTGGGATGCGGCGGCGAATCATTCGCTCTACATCTTCGAGCCGGACGTTGACCATTGTGGTTTCTTCGGCGGTGAGTTCGCGTCCCCATCGGGTCGCTACGTCATCGGCTGTTGCGTAAGCCATTGCTTCCCTTTGGTTGGGTGTGAAAAGGGTGGGCGGTAAGTGAAGTTACCGCCCACCCTTAACGTCACTTAGCGGTCGGCGCGGGCGCCTTCACCGGGGTGGCCAGGGGCTTCGGTGCCGGCGTCGAGGTCAGCTTGACAAACGCTTCGGGGTCGTTGACCAAAGCAGCGAACTCGGCCTCAACTCGGATAGCAATCGCATTTTGTTGCCATAATGAGATAATACCGCTCCCATCACCATTCGCGCTCATGTCCAGGGTTGCCTGATCGGAAACGTCGTAGCTGATGCCACCGATCTGACCCCACACCAATTGGCTGAAGTCGCCCATGTAGCCGACGACCTCGTCCAGCGCGACGTGATCGCTGATGTACGTCGGACGACCGATGACACGACCAACGCGGAACGGGCCGTTGATGTCGGTGTAGGTCGCCTCAAGGAACAGCGGGCGCTCCGCAGCGTCCTTGCTGGCGTTCAGGATCGGCTCAGTCTTGGAGTCCAGCAAGGTGCCGGTCCACTTCTTGTCATCGGCGAGAAGCTGAGTCAAACCACCGTTGAGGCCGTCGTAGGCGTTCGGACCCAGTTCCTGGGTCTTGGTGGTGTCCGACAAAGCGCTCCCGAACGGGGAACCGACCTTGTGCAGGATCGCTTGGTCGAACGAAAGAGCAATCGCTTCAGCGACCTTCGCCCGCATCATGCCCAGGTAGTTCGCCGGGTTGGTACGCACAACCTCAGACGACGCCGCGAAGATCGTCGCGATCTTGAACGGCACGATGTCCTGCTTGCTCATGTCACCCTTGGTGACCGGCTTCTGCTCGGTCTCCGCGACCCAACGTGCGGTGACTTCACCGGTCCAGTGCGGGATACGGACACCGGTCGGACCCATCGGGATACGGCGGCCAAGCTGCTGAACGATGGAAACCTTCGCGACCTCCGCGAAGTAATCCTGGGTCAGAACCGGGTCGAGGTAACCTGAGAACATCGAATCCGATTGCTTAGCAACGGTATCCGGTGCGGGGGTGTGGAAAATATCAGCCATGACGGCTTTCCTTCTTTCTTGTTTATTTGGC